TTATAAATTATATAACAAAAATTATAAAAATATAGTGCTATTTTTATATATAAGAAAACCAGCCTGTTACAATATACTTTTCATTCTTTTTATTTACAATTCCTTTATGAGTATGAGTAAATGCAGCGGGCCATATTAAAGTTAATCCTTTTTTACAAGGTGTTTTTAGCTTTTGATAAAAAAATTCTGTACCTGCATTTTCTACATCATTTAAATAAGTCATAAATACAAGCACTCTTTGAGATGTTTCTTTTTGTGCATTTTCAAAATGAAATACTTTATAGCCACCTTTTGGTGGGTAATGTTGAATTGAATAATTTTCTTTTACATTAAATTTAGCATAACCATTTACATATTTATATTTTTTAATATATTTTTCTAAACATTTTTGTAAGGCAATTCTATATTCACCTACAGGATGATTAAAATAATTAGGTGCTAAAATTAAATCATTTGAATCTTTAATAGATTTATTAACAGATTCCACGTCATCATACATTATTCTTCCTTCTTGGGTATATTCTTTATTCTGTTGATGTAGTGAAATTAAATTATCACATATTTTATTATCTATAAACCAACCTCCTATAAAAGAATCAAAAGGTAACTTATATTCTTTTAACTTCATTCGTATAAATGTTTATAGTTTTTTTCAGTGAAGAAAACAGAAGTTACTGAAACTTTATCATCATACCTTTTACCAAAGAAGTCTAAACATAAATACCTTTGTCTTAAATAATTAAATGCATCTAAATTCCAAAGACCATTATCAAGTAATATTATAAAATCATTTTTTCTATTTTCATCAACAAATTTAGCAAAATCAAACCTGTTTATGTAGCTAGGGTCATTATCAATCATAACGTAATCTGGTTTTTTATTAAGTTCTTTAATTAAAAGATCCCCTATATTTTTTTTATTAAATAGTTTCAAATCTACGTTTTTAAATTTTTGTTTTTTAATTTTATTGAACCATTTTTTATCATTTTCAAGGCTTACTATTTTTTTAAAATATTTTGCAAAATATAATGTTGAATAACCAGAACCTATTTCAAGATAAGTTTTATCTCTGTTATCTACTGTTTTAAAATAATTTAAAAAAGGTTTAGTTAATAATGGTTTATCTTTTATCATCTCTTCCTTTAAAAGTAGAAGAAAAATTAAAACTCATTCCCCATTTTGTATCTTTATGTCTATGTCTTTTACACCCATGATTTAAAAAAGAAGAAAATAATGCAAATTTACCTTTTTCTGGTTTTATTTTTCTTTTAATCGTTGGGAAATCTAATGTTTGAGGATGATCATTTAAATAAATAGCCCCTGACCATATAGCAGGTGAGTGATTATGGAACTGAGTCCTATTTCCTGTTCTAACACAATAACCCCAAGAATCTTGTAATAAATAAGAATTTAATCTAATTCTTTCATCTATATATTTTATAAATATATCTAATATTTTTGAAAACTCTTCATCGTCATTAAAATAAGTATAAGAAGTCATTAAATCTCTAATATTTGTTTTGAACCCCATATTAGTATTTTGATCAAAACCTTCTTTAATTTTTTTAATAAAATACTCTGCATCTATATCCATAGTGCCTTCTATAAAAAAATAATCAGTTAAAGCTACATCTTCAATATGGTGGTCTATTAAAATCATATTGTTATATTCCAGTCTAATTTATTTATTAACTCCTCTATCTTTATATCTTTTAAATTATTATTTTTTACATAAAAAAACAACTCTTCCATATCAATTATGATCCATTTTTTATTTAAATAAAAAACCATTTTGTCTGCTTTACTTTTAAAACTTCCTACTTTAAAACCTTCTTTTTGAATAGGTCTAGTATCAAATTTTAATTTTTGGTTTAATCTATTTCTAAGAATCCCTGATATATTCCACAATTCATTTTGTTGTTCTTTAGTTGGATATTCTATATCCTCTAAATATCTTTCAAATAATTTATTTAGGTTTTTGGAATTCTCTTGGGATTCCAACATAAGGTCTTCTGTCATATTTATTTTCTTCAGCTCCTTCTGAAGTTATTTTATTATAATGTAAAAAAACTTGAGCACAATGTAGTCCTTCAAATTTCTCTCTCCAATGCTCTCTTTCACATCCTTTATAAATTAACATATCTCCTTGTTTTAAATCTATTTTAACACCTTTAGTATTAGTTCTTTTATTTTTAGCAACATAGATAGGCCATTCATTACCACCTAAAAGAATAGTTGTAGACACCTCGCAACTAAATCTATCTTTATGTCTTTTAAGGATGTCACCTGTTTTATAAAGCCTTGCATAAGTGTAAGTAGGGTAAACTTCACATTTTATAGCTTTTTCTAGTTTTGGTTTTATAGCTAATAGTAAAGTTTCCATTGCTATATCTGCATACACACTATAAGTGCCAGGAATCATATCTTTTTCTGTTTCAAAACCTCCATAAGTATCAATACAAACATGTTTATATTTATGATAATATAAAAATTTAGTAACTTCTCTTTTTAATAAAAGATAATTATATAAAAATTTAGCTGTATCTTTTGAAACAGCTTTTCTAACAATAACATAACCTTTTTTATCAAATTCAGTTTTCATTTTATTTAAAAGGTGCTCCTAATGACCAAGAAACTAAACTATATCTAGTCCCACTTATAACAGGTTTAACTCTATGCCACATAAAAGATGGAAATACAATTACTGTCCCTTTTTGTCTTAGTTCTTTTATTGTAACAATTCTACGAACATCTTTTATTTCTTTTTTATCTTTCATAGGTTTATCTCTAAAATCCATTTGAAATTCACCACCTTTATATTTAGATCCATCAGATAAAGCAACAACAGTGCTTAGTTTTCTATACTTACCTCTATAGTTAACATACTTATGATCATCTGGATAACATTCAGGTGAACTATCTTGGTGCCAATTATAATATTGATTTAGTTTATATTTTGTAAATTGAAAAGATTCTGTAAAATCCCATTGAAAATTCCAATCTGCTTCTTTATTTGCATGATGTATAAAAGGATTAATAAGATCATACAATTCTGGATCATCAGAAAATATAACATCAGAGTTTCTAACTTTTATACTACCACCTTTTATTGTACCTTTATGAAGATTTTTAGAATAAAGTTTTTCTACAATATTATCACAGGTTTTATCAGGTATACCTCTAGTGAAGTAATAATAATAGTTTTTTAAAATCATTTATGTTATTGTTCAACGCAAGTCCAAGTTATGTATTCTCTATTTTTTTCATCTAAGTTTTTAGAAAAATAATAGTCTATATTAGAATTGAAAACATAAAAGTTTCCCTGTTGAACATGACAAGTGTCTACATAAATTTTTTGATTTGGTTTTTTATATTTTAAAACCAATTCTCCAGCATTATCTCCTGCTTGTAAAATATATATTAAAGTATGAGTAGGTTGATTTTGAATATCTTGTATATTTAAATTATTTCTTGTAACAGATATTTCATTAAAGTTTTCTATATTTGCCCAAACTTTATTATTTACAATAGATAAATTTTGATAAGCATAAACTTGTTGTCTAATTAAATCAAGAATCCAAGAATGTTGGCCATGATAAGTTAAAGGTATATCATAAGTTTTATTAGTTACATCAAATGTAGCTTTATCTAAATCTTTTTTAAGACTTTCACTTATTTTGTCATTATCTATTTTAGAATTAGGTGTTCTTATATTACCTATAATAAGACTTAATTTTGAAAGGGTAATCTCTTGAGATTCCATATGTTATATTATTTGAATTTGTATCTAATAACTACAATACCTGAACCACCTGAGCCACCATTAAGACCAATGTTAGGAGGAGTAAAGCCTCCGCCACCGCCTCCACCGCCTGTGTTGGCGTCACCTGGTTGACCTGATGTAATCATTACTTCTGGACTGTTTGTTCCAGCACCACCTCCACCTTGACCGCCTTGGCCACCTGGAGGGTTACCTTGGTCTGGACGACCTGATCCTCCACCGCCACCTGCAGTGAATTGAGATGAACCTCTTATAGTTAATGCAGTACCTTGTCCTCCTTGAGAACCTGGAGCTGGAGTTGCTGTATTAGCGTGACCTCCGCCACCGCCTGATGAATTTTCTGATTGTGTAGGTACACCAGGTTTTCCTTCAGCTGGAGAGTATCCCCCTGAATTTCCAGAACCACCTCCGCCGCCGTTTCCGCCGCCGCCTCCACCTGATCCCCCTGGATTACCTGAAAGACTAGACCATGAGCCACCGCCTCCGCCGCCAGATGTTGAGAAACCTAATCCTGAAGAACCACCTCCAGAACCACCTTTTGAACCTTGGTTAGTAGAACCACCTCCGCCACCACCGACTGAAATAGGGTATGAAGTTGCAGTTACAGGTTGCCCTGAGCCTTCTGGATTAGGATAAGAGAAACGCATTCCTCCTGCTCCTCCTCCGCCTCCCAATCGGCTACCACCACCAGCACCGCCAGCGACAACTAACCAATCTACAGTTTCGCCAGCTGGTGCTTCAGTTACCGTAAAAGTTCCACCTGATGTAAATGTATGAATTTTAAAATCACCGTCTTCAGTAACAGTTCCACCTGTTGCTACAATTCTTTTTTTACCTCCAGAAGTAAATCCGAAACCTTTTCCTGATCCAGCTCCTCTAGTTCCTATTAATGGCATATTATGCTCCTACCCATTGTTGATTATTTTCATCCCATGTAAAATTTCCATCTGAATCAGGAAATGCTACAGGAGGGTCCCATGTTGCAGTTGTAACATTTAAAGTCCAACTTGGAAAGGGTTTTGCAGTAACAAATATATTATTTATAGTATCCCAACTTCCACCAATTATGGCGTAGTTTCCTCTAAAAGCTTTTGTTTGATCATCAGCTAATGTTCCATCAGGATTATAATATTTGTTAGCTGCAGTATTATATGAAGTTTGTTTCCAATTAGAATAACCTGTAAGGTTAGTTAAAAAAGCAATTCCTGTTGCCTCATCTTCAACACCATTTAATGCCGTATCAGAATCTGCAACTTTAGTAACATCTAATACTACGTTATTTTCATCTAACTTAGCAAATGTTGCCATTTTAATCTCTAATCCTTTCCTTACGCAAACTGTGTTTGCGATGCTAAAACTGTAAATGTAGCTGCTCCAGTTTTGATAACCGTATAAGAATATACATCAAGTGAATTAGTATTGCCACCTGTTGGTGCTGAACCACCTTGCCATTCTGGAGTAACAGAGGATCCATCAATTTGTACCGCTGAATTATAATATGCAGTTCCACCTTGTTTAACAATGTGAGCAATAGTTATAGATTCACCTGTATCCATAATTGAATCTAATGAATTAGAACCATCACCTCTAATATTTAATGTCCAGTTACCTGAAGCATCTGTAGTATAATTTAATACTGCTTGTGTAATTACATCGTAGTTAACTGTTCCTGTTGCAGCAGTAGCTGAGTTTGTAATTTTTTCAGCTGTTTGTTGAATTTTACCACCACCATTAAATGTAACTCTTCCAGCAACTCCATTAGGCGATAAAAGAATATCAGCATTAGCTGTTGTTGAAGCAACATTAGGAGCTGATCCTGCAATAGAAATTACATTAGCAGTAGCATTTAAATTTGTACCAGCAACATTTCCAGTAGAAATTACTGCTGAACCATTAATATTTGTACCAGCAACATTCCCTGAAGAAGTTACAGATGTCATAGCTATATCACCTAAATCAGCCATTACATCAACCATAGTAGTTCCATCTGTATATACTATAGTTTTAGCACCTTGTTTAAGAGTTACACCAGTTCCACCTGTTGGACCAAAAGTTAAAGTTTGTGAACCAGTTGTATTATTGAATACAATATATTTAGTTTCTACTGCATCAGTAAATACATTAATATCTCCTGTTAATGCACCAGTAAATTCTAATATTGCATTATGTACTTGGTCATCTGTTGATGAATCATCTGTGTTAGATGTTGAATTGTTTGAAGTTAAAGTAACATTAGCAGAACCTGCAACGTCAACTGATTGATAACCTTTTACTGATGAATCAATTCTATTAAAAACATAATTAACTAAATCACCCCAAGTTCCTGAATTTTCTCCAGAAGCTTGTCTCTCTAATTTTAATCTCGATGTATAACTTGATGGCATAATTTTTTATACTCCATATTTTAAATAATGTAAATAATATATATTTGACATCATTTGTCTAGTGAATATTAGTCCAAGTTTCAGTAATATTTCCTGTAATTGGATCCCAAAATTTAAGAGATGTAACATTAGAATTAGCTTGATTTCCTTCAATAGATATAAAGTTCTCACTATTAGGTACTATACTTGCAGAGCTAATAGTTACTCCATTTCCAGTAAGTGTTAATATTTGATCTGTACTTAAAGTAATAGTATTAACAGTTGTAGTTAATTCTTCTCCTGTAATAGAAATAAAGTTTTCAGAAGTTGTAGAAACATTACCTAAATTAACAATTAATTCTTGACCAGTAATACTTGTAAATGCAGCACTACCTACATTGATATTTGATACTTCTACATTAGCTTCAAAAGTAGGAGTATTTATAGTTATAGATCCTCCTGCAGCTACAGCAAAACTATCTACTGTTGCGGCAACTAAAGGCTCTCCATTAATTGATATAAAATTATTTGTACTTAATGTAACATTTCCTTTAGAAACAGTTAAATCTTCTCCACTAATTACAATAGGTGCGTTACCTACTACTGCTACATTATTTACTGATGCAGTTAATCCTTGTCCATCTTCTATAAATACTACACCAGAACCAGATACTATTCCTGTTAAATCTTCATTCCATGCACCTTCATTCCATTCATCTCTACTCCAACCTAAACCTGCATTTAAATTAATAGATAATTGTTGACCGGATATTGTAACACTGGTTCCTTCACCAATTACTATATCATTTACAGAAATAGTTATTTCTTCTCCTATAACATTAAATAATGAATTACCTATAACAATAAAACTACCATCATTTATGTTTGATTGTTCACCTATAATATTAGATAATGAAGATGCAACAATTGTAGGATCACCATTTGCAGAATTAATTTGATTTCCTGTTAATGGAATAAAAGCATCGGGTCCTGTATTCCACTCAAAAGAGCTCCAAGTTTGTCTTCCCCAACCAGTTCTTAATTCTGAAAAAACAGATGTATTTCCAAGAGAAGTAGTTACACTTTGTCCACTAATGACTGCGCCACCCGCAGAGTCATTCCATGTTCCAAAATTCCAATTACCACTACTCCATGGTGTAGACATAAGGAATTATCTCCTTATGCTATTCTTATTAAACCGTTAGTAGCGTCAGCGTTAGGAAACTGTAACTCAAATGTACCGTTAGTAGATGTTTTTACTCCACCAAAATCTAATACAGCGATTGATGCATTTGCATTAGTAAAATTATAAATTAATGCAGCTTGAGCTGAAATAGTTGCGTTTGCAAAAGAAACGTTATCAGCATCAAAAATTGCAGTAGTACCATCTGTAGAGATAGTAACACCAGTTAATGTTGCACCGCCAATTGTATAATTAGTACCACTATCTGAAATTTCATTTGCAGTAATATACGTTGCAGTATTTTGGTTTAAAGTTGCAGTGTTGTCATAAAGTGCGCACTTTAATGTAGCTGATTCTAAGTTTGCACCAGGCGACATTAAGTCTTGTTTAAACGACACTGTTATCGCTTGTTCTATTGCCATATTTATTGTCCTCCAGTTAATGTGTTTTCGCCTAGTGGACTACCTGGAAACTTGTAGTCAGTTCTTCTGTTTCTACGAGCTTCGTTATTAATAGCAGCCACACTTTCGACATACTTTTGTTTGTATATATTATAGTCTTCCATGTTCTTTGTAAAGAGATTTGCTTCAGATAAACAACCATATAATAAAGCGTCAGAAGCATTTTCAGTATACCAATTAGTAGTGTTAGTATTAGATAATGGATTAATTCTACCTTGATAGCCTAACTCCATAGTATATACAGCATCTGGTGTTGGAGCTAAATATAGTGTAGTATCATCAAAATTAGCAAAATACCTAGGTTGACCAGTTAAAGAAGCATCAGGCCAATACTCTTGTAAATACTCTAATGGCTTGATTTCTAAAAATACTCTATTACCAGAGCTGTCTATTATATTTAAATAATTTAAAAGCATAGGTTCAATTGCTGATGGAAGTGTTACAAACCTATCTCCTATAGAAGTAGATGAAGTTACATTTTCATTAAAACCTGTAGGATCAATTTCTCTAGATAATTTTTGTTGAGTATTACCAATAAAGGTATCTAATTGTGCTGTAAAATCAGTTCCTGTATTTTCTGCCCAAACTTGAATATCATTCTTTAGGCTGCTGTACGTCATTGGCATTGTTTTCTACTCCTTCAATTTTAAACTTAGTCCATACATGACCTCTAAATGCATATGTGCCATAATGCGTAAGAGGACTATGTAAATCAGCATATATCTTTCCACCGATTTTTTGCCATAATCTGCAAAAAGCATAATCTTCTGATAAATATCTATTACTTTTTTCATCAATAATACAGTCAAAAAATGCATAACAATTGTCACTACTAAATCTTTCATTATTTATTATTTGATCAGAAGTATATTTAAGATTAGGATAAGCTTCAATCATTTTATAAAATACTTCTTTTTTAATACACATAAAACCAGTTGCTGCGTCTAATACTTCAGTAAATCCATTTTTAACTTCTATATTTAAAGGATTTGCAAAATTTAAATTATATCCTAAAGCTTTTTGTTCTAAATTTTCTAAATCACCTTTTTCTGCATGAGATTTAACAGTATTCCAATCTACTGATTTTCTAGGATATATTCCACAAGCTACGTCATAATCACTTTCTAATAATCTCATTATAGCTTCCCCACCAAAACCTATATCACTATCTATAAACATTAAATGTGTAAATTTATTTGGATCTTTTTTATCAGCATCTAAAAATTGACTTACTAAAGTATTTCTAGCTCTAGTAATTAAACTTTCATTACCCATAGTATTTAAATGTAATTGTATTCCTTTTTTATTAGCTTCAGTTATAGCATTTAAAATACCATGTAGATATGATTCTGTTAATTGACCGCCATAACAAGGAGTTGCGATCATAACTCCTAATTTTTTTTGATTTGTCATGTAGACACTGTAACACTTCCTAAAGCAGTTTGTAACAAATTTGTGCTTGCTTGTGCGACACCAACATTAGAAATAGATCCTGATGTAGAAGGATATATTACAGTAATTTGATTTGGAACACCTCCAGTAGCTGATAAATTAGCTTGTGGTCTTGCATTTTCTAAAGATTCAGCATCTGTAAAATATGTTAAATCTAATTGTGGTTGTTTCTTTTCAAATTCTGATATATGAACAAAACTTCCATTCCATTCAAATACCATTTCATTATATGGAAATTCTAAACCAGAACGATCAGATATAGCTAAAGCATATTTACCACCAGAAAATTTAGTATGTGGTGCTCTATGAGGTTTATTACTTCTATCTGCAAATCTAGCCATTAATTATAATAACTCGTACTAGGTAATATTCT